AGAAAGGTAACTTTGCTTTGTTATAAATTATCGACTCGTTGAACTATTTATAACATTTCCTGTTTGTTCTCAGCGATCACTTAATTTTTCACACTTGAGTTAATGCTAGAAAGATACAACTATGAAGACTACCGAGTATGTTCTCTGGACTGTGCTCGCAATTACGCTTCTTTGGCCCAACGGCGCTATGCTCCTTGGGTCATTCAAGTCGACCATGTGCCGGTTAGGGGTAATAAACCTCTGTGCCGCGATTGGCCAGGATTTGTGCGTGTTTGGCGACTGTCCCGTTTCTCAGGCTCCTTTGTGGGTTTTACGGCTCTCTCGGTTGATGCTTTCAGCCGCCTCATTTGTGAACTCGGTGTGGACTACAGGAAACAACATATTGTTGCAGATAATTTCTTCTGCACAAGAGTTCTCCCCGATGGGGAAAACCGCGTTAATTGTAACATGCTATTTGGTAAGTTATCGATTATCCATCTTGATGAAGGTCGCTTGGATACTTTTGTTCCCGGTACGGTTTTTACTCTGGCAAGGTGTCTTGATTGTTACATGGCCTTACCGTTTCACACTACGGATTGTTCTCTCGTTGATTACGAAAGTAATCAATCTCCTAGAAGCTCTGACGAGCGTATGGAGGTCGATGAAAGATGTATTCAATGGAATCAAGAGTGAGGAGGTTACCCTCCCCACTGGTGAAATTGTTAAAGTCAGCCTCTTTGATAAGCTCGATGAGATCTTACGTTTGATCAAATCGCAGCGTCATTATGAGAGTGCACAACAAGGCAGTGATTTTATTGCTGTTAAAACTTGGCCATCAGGATTGGTAACGGTACGAAACCATCTAGCTCAAACAGTTGGAATGGGTTTCCTCATCAGGGCAGGTGGTAAGCTATGCCTGGGTACTGCTGCGCATGTAGCCCTAAAATGCAAAAACGGATTTATACTGTCTGGTTCACCGGAAAATTTAACCCATGTTAAAATTGATTGTTCTAACATTGTGTTACAAACCACCATGGACTTCATATTGTTGCAAGTTCCAGAAAACACCGCGTCAAAACTCGGTGTAAGTAAGGTTAAATTGGCTAAAACTCCAAAAGAGGGCGCGGCTATTTCTGTTTTCGGTTACGTCAACGGAAGGCTCTGTCAATCTTTTGGTGTAATGGGTAATACGACACAAAATATGGGTTTCAAACATGGTTTGTCTACACTTAGTGGGTTCTCTGGGTCGCCAATATTTAAGGATGGTTTCGTCGTCGGCATTCACTCAAGATGTGATCCAATGGGCTATAACTATGGTTTGTCTTTGGATTTTTGTTTGAACGCTCTTAAAACTTCAGAATTTGAGTCTAGTTCTTATGACGCCGATCGTTATGCATATCACCGTGAGGAAGATATTGATTACGATGCTGAAGAAGACTTTGATGTTCTGGCTTGGGAGTGGGAAGGCAAATCGGCTAGGCGTGCTCGTGCCAACGAAGAAGGTTGGGCTGAGTTTGAACAAAGTGAAGGTGTCAAAGCTTTCCGTACGGTTCGCGAACTCGGCTCCTTCGATTGGTCTGATGAAACTCCAATGGATTTTAGCGACCCTATTTTCGAACAAAATGCGGTAAATTTTCGTTTCCGCCCCAGCAATGGGGCTGTTCGTTCTACAAATGGCAAACAGGCTCCGATTTTGGAAACATGCGCTCAACTGGACACTTCGACATCTACTCCCCAGGTTCCAAAGGTAACCAACGAGGTCCTACTAAGGAAGAAAGGGAAGAAATCAAAGAACTCGGTAATTGGCAATGGCCCCAAGGTAGTCCGGAAGCAACCAGGAACAGTTTGTTCTTGCACGGCGACCGGCTCAAAATCGGCAAATGGAAACCAGGACAAGACGGACAATTATGGATCAGAGACCAAATCATGCGACTCTACCCACGCTGCCACCCGCCAAAATGGTTCTCAACTTGGAAAAGAAATTCGACAGTTGAAAATCGCGATAGCTGTAGTAGCCAAACGGGAAGATCATCTAGCTATGGAATCTTTGAAGAGGGACTTAGAGGACTTAAAGAAGGTAGCTGCTTTACAGCGGAAGACTTCAAAGGAATCAGGTCCGTCATCGAAGAAAACGTAGTTAAGGATTCACACCCTGGCTACCCCTGGTGTAAACTAGGGGCTGATAATGGAACGGTACTTAGCGGTTATGGTGATTTGATTTGGGACGAAGTAGCTAAGAGATTTAACAAATATCTTTTCTACGGATCGGCAATTTTTGAAATGACGCCAACCCAACTTGTACAAAACGGTTTATGCGATGTTGTGAAAGTGTTCATTAAAGGTGAGCCACATAGCCACAAGAAAATCTCAGAAGGACGGTTTAGGATTATTTCCTCCGTCTCTCTTGTAGATCAGATTGTGACCAGGCTCACATCTATGAACCAAAACAAAACGGAAATTAAACTGTGGGAAAGTTGTCCTTCAGCTCCAGGAATGGGGTTGAACGATGATGGCCTTCGAGTGATATGGGAAGTAGCAAACCAATTTTCTAAGGAAGGTATAGTTTGTGAAACGGATGTTTCAGGATGGGATTGGTCTGTACAAGAGTGGGAGTTAGATCTCGATGCTGATTGTCGAGTTGGTTTAATGGGAGAAGAGCTACATGGTCTTATGCACTTCTTCCTGCGAACTCACTCGTATATCGTGTCACACTCAGTCTTTGCGGTCTCGGACGGATCTTTGTATGAACAGGTAATCCCTGGTGGGCAACTATCGGGAGATTATAATACATCTTCTACGAATTCTAGGTGTCGAGTCATTGCTACAATGGCTGCACGCTGGAAACAAGGAATTTACA